CAGCAACGAAGTTAGCGATGAGGGAGTGCCATGCGCGCTGCCCCTTGTGGAACTACCCTTGGCCATGGTGTGTCACCTAGCGTAGTGCGTATCAAGTGAACGCACGATTTTTTTGGTCAGATCGGGGGGGAGGGGACCTCCCCCCCGCGCCCCCACCACCCTAGTAAGCCTCCGGCGGGATGTCACCAAGCGATCGCCCGAAGCCCCGGTCGGGTTGATGGGCTCCGGGCGATCTCCGCGAGGTTACGCGGGTGGGTCGTTTTCCGGCTTCGCCGGAACCGGCGCGTTCCGCGCCTGGGCCGCTTCTGCGTCGGCATAGAGTTTTTCTTGCGCTTCCAGCTCACGAAGTCTGGCGCGGCTTTCCTTAATGCTGGGGATCATGTCGTTTTCCCAGCGAGACGCCATAACAGGGTCTTCGTCTATTTCGAAGTCATCAGCTTCCTCTTCGGTTTCAGGTTCCATATCCTCCAACCCCTTGAGCATGCGAACCTGTTGCCTGATCTGCTCCGCCAGAGAAAGCGAGGGCTTGTACCCAAGTGGCGGCTGCATTGGGGTCGGATTCAGTATCTCCTTATTGTCCTCAGAGAACCGATTGTATTTGTCCGTCGTTTTGAACACGTCTTCCATGGCTCACCTACAGGATAAAGCTGGTACCGGTGGCACAGACCAGGCGCCGGGCTTGGATGGAGTGCCGAGCCATGATTTGTAGCACGTCTTCTGAGGGCACCGCAAAGGGTTCCTCCGTAGGTACACACTTCACAAAGTCCGCGTTCAGAGCCGGTGTAGAGCCGAACTGGCGAGCAAAGTGCCAGTAGTCGAGCGTAGTACGGAACTCCCCGGCTATGCTTGAGAAGACCCGCCGGTACTCGTCATAGCGGTCTTGGTACCCGAACGTGCCGCCCGGGGTCGCGTGGGCCGCGTAGACTTCTTTGTTGAGGATTTCTTGCTGCCCGATGTGCTGGAGTTCTGATTGCCAGAAATCTTCTTTCGTGCGGCGGTTCCAGGTGCGCGGGAGCCCTTGCGCGTAGATCGTTTTGGGTTTGACCGAGATGAAAGAGAAGACGTATCCGTGTTCTTCAAAGTATCTTCTATATCGGTTTGAGCGTAGTGCGCCAATACCGTGTCCACGCATTTCTCCAACTGGATTAGTGCCCTCAGCAGTTTGTAAGACTTCTGAAAATTGGATTGTTTGCTTTCCTCCGCCAAGATACTCCGGGCGTTGGAGGCGAGCGTCTGAACTGCGGACTCCAAGATAGCGCAGGTATTCCACATATCGCGAGCCATAGCGGGCACGAGCCTCCTGATAACGCTGTAGGGCGAACGCTTCTCGTAGGGTGTTTATCGTGACGGCAGAAGCCGCAGACAAATCAACCTCAAGCTGGGGGTTTTCCCATCGGACGTTAGAGTTTGTACCCGTGAGCCCCGAGGCGCGTAGCTCTCCCGAAGATGCTGGAGCCCCAATGAGTGTTCGAGGTGTCGTATCGGCGACAGTAGTGACAGTGATATCTGAGTCGATTGGGACGATCGGGGCAGTTGTACCCAGTGGTAGCGTGATCTCGGGACCCTTGGATTCCCACGGACGGGCCGAGGTGAAATAGTCTTTTTCCCACGCGACGTTTTGAAGAGCGGTATTTGTCGTTGTGTCCGGGCCCGACGTAAGGTCGATTGTGAGCTCATTTTGCAGATCCTGATCCCGATACCATTCATTCCAAATCATGGCGTAGCCCCTGAAAGGTAGGGCGGACACCGCGAGGTTATTTACCAGAGGAGGTATGCCAAGATAATCGGCCAGAGAACCAACAGCAGCACCAGTGCCACCGCCGAGAGTAATAAGAGGTAGAACGCTGTCGTCTTCACCATCCGGACCACCAGTAATAAAGTCTTCGAAGTCTTCCCAAACCAGACGGTGCGGGACGAACCAGTGATGAATACGTACATGTACGGGGTGCATTACAGGAGAGAGCATAGGAGCGCAGCGAATTAGAGCAGAGGTGGCTTGCTGGATAGAGTCTCCTGGTAAGACTTCCAGGAGATTGATAGGAACAAGCTCCCCCATGTCACACGTTAACAACTTGTAGTTCGAGAGCGAGAATTTACCGCGTTTCATAGCTTTTTGACCTGTTTGAAGATTTTCCGCCTAGTCGTGATTTGAAGCCTTTTGTTATCGAAGGCTTTGACGAGTTCCTCCTTGAATGTGATTTCGCGCGAGCCCGGTTCAGCCAAGAGAGCAATTTTGCGCAGAGGTAGCATTTTTTCCGTGAGTTTCGCGTACCCATGAGCTACTGCGTCGTCTTTGGATATTCCGATTCGTTCTCGTATTCGATTTCGAAGGTACCGACCAAGCGGCCGTCTACTAGACTTACCGTGCTGGAGGTACAGCGGTATAGAGTCCATGTCTCCCCTTGTATGGGTAAGGAGAGCGGAAGCGATATCATCAGCGATGTGGGCGCCAATACCGGGGCGGTTTGATTGACGAGAGAAAGGCGGAACGCATCCAGCAGGCGTGATTTTGTCAGCATCAGTTTTCTCCATAGATTTTGTGGCGTACGCGGCTATATAGCCCGCCGATGCAGGCTCCAATGTCCCACAGGATATAAAACCAATGGGTCGTTCATCCACCGACCACGCGCGGGCAATTCCAACGCAACTTGAGCAGCGGCAATTTGATCCACGTTGAATGTTAAGAGAACGGCACGGGGGATATCCAAATAAGGCAAGGTGATAATGCGGGCGCTTGGTGGTGTCGCCATACTCACCGACTGCGAAGAAACGAATTTTAGCGGGGGAAATGGCGAACCGAAGTCGTTTGAGAAAGAGCTGGAGATCGGTAGGTACGAGTGTTCCCCCAGCTGGGAGATTTTCATCCGAGTATGTGAGGGTGACGAAACTATTTTCTGCATGTTGAGCGCTTTCCAAGATGATTCTATGTGTCCACTCTTTCGCTTTTTTGGACCTGCAAAAGAAACATCGGCCACACCCGAAAGCGAGACCGATGGAAACCACGTATGGGTTTAGGCAAGTCATCTAGAACCGATATCCGATCCTCAGAGCCCTGGTGCGGCGGCCAGCTCGACCGCGACGGCGACTCATTACACGACGGCCCCGGGACCTACGGCGGCGACGGTAGCGCATGTTTACCTCCAATGTGAAGGGCCCCTGAATTGACCTGTACGACCCGGCCCAATGCCGTAAAAGTCCCCACTCCTTGGGAGCCTTACTTGCCACCAGCGACCTGTCAAGGGGTTTCTGCGCCAGGTGTACCCAGGCAGTGGACGGCCTGGCCGGAGGTTTGACGGCGGGACCAGCTGATTGCGGATAGCGTGCTGGGTTTCGTAGATAAAGGAGTCCTCAATCCTATCCTTTGCTTCCTTGGACGGGATCACCGCGAAGTTGCCGTCGGCATCTTTAGCCCAGCCTGTATCAGACATTGCGGCGGGTTCCTGGCCAGGGTGCGCGGGGTCCTGGGGTGTGACCTCCAGAGGTGTTGCTTTGACCAGTGGCGAGTTGCCCTGTCCACCGATGAGAGAGCGATTGTCTAGCGTTGGCATCGAAGGCGGTGTTGCCGGCTGATTGTATTTCGCGATTTGCGATGCGAGCATGGTGTTCTCAAGTTCTGCTCGCTGTATTTGTAGTTTCTGGAGCATCGCGACGTTTTTATCGGGCTCAGTTTGGGTAGATTGCATTGCTCGCCCGATGTCTTGGCCAGCTTGTGAAAAGTTACTGCCAACATTAACCGGGCTAAACGAGTGAGTTTGAGCGCCGAGGGCGGCGAGGGGGTGAATACCGGCTTTTTGTGCATCCGCGACTTTCCATTGAATGCCTTGCTGCGCGAACTGTTTCTGCATTTTGATATTGTTATCGGCGTTGTTTTTAGAAACAAGGCCGTCGATTAGCGAGCCGGCGATAGAGCCGAGAGCAGCTGCCCACATGATTCACCTATTTGCAAGAGATGGCAGACCAGAAGTTCCGTACGGGTTTGCGGCGTTGTTGTCCCTTTCCTGTTTTGCGTTTTGCATGGAGTACTCG